CATGATAGTGTAAAGAGTTTCGCCATCTGCATCTTCGTGAATGCTTACGACTTCTCCTATAGCAAGATAGTTATCTGAGCCAAGATTTACATATTCGCGAATAATGCCATTTCCAACTTGATACATTGTTTTCTCCTTTTGATATAACCTTTATAACACGTTTAAAAAGCAATGTACACAAAAAAATGCGCCGAAGCGCATTTTAGTTTTGTTTGTAATCAATGGTTTAGAATTTTTTTAATTAAAAGTTAGCGACCATTTCTTGGGTAGCTGCCAACTCAGGATCAGAAACCAAACCATACTCAGCAAGAGGACTATCAGGACCAGCCATATCATCAGAAATAAAGAACTCAATGAACTCACGTAGTCCAGGAATAAAATCAATGTGTTCCATTTTTACATAAAACTGTAAAGGACGAGAGATGGGATATTCTCCTGAAGCAATAGTTTCAGTTGAAGGTGCAACTCCATTTACATTTGCGGCATAGATTGAATCTGTATTATTCAACAAGAATGATAGACCAAAAACACCAATACCTTCTGGGTTATTTTTCAAACGCTGTAACGTTTCAGTATAATCACCATCAATGTCAATGCTTACACCATCTGTACGAACTGCCATACATTCTCTTTCAGCTTTCTTTTTATCTCCACCATTCTGTTTAAAGAACATGTCATATGTACCAGCTGCTTTACAACCTGCTACCATAACCTTCTTGTCAAACACTTCACGTGTACCATGTTTGGTGCCTGGAATAAATGCTTTGATTGGACGATCTGGAAAGTTGGGATCTACTTCTTGCCAGTTTTGAGCATTTGATTTATCTGAAACTGCCAAATAAATATGCATCGGTGTAATATCTTCAAACCCCTTTGTTTCTAAGCGGCTAGCAAATACGATACCATCGTATCCGATACGAACTTCAACGGGTGCGCTTACACCATTTTCAGCACAACGGTCAATATCTGATTGCTTGATATGTGATGATGAGTTTGCTATATCAATAGTGTTTGTGCCAACACCTTCACATAATCTTTTACGACCAGCGCCTGAGCCACCTGACTCAATAATAGGTGTTGGGAAGTCAAAGTTTTCTCCAAATGCTTCTGCAACAATAGCTGCATAGGGTAGTACTGTAGATGATCCAGCAACATGCACTTGATCTCGTGCTAGGGCTGTTGTGACTGTGAGTGTGAGAGCTGTTACTGTACCGACTAATACGTTTTTCATTGAGTTTTCCTTTAGTGTTTCAACTAATGTTTCAAAGAACTGCCACTACGGTAGTCCGTTATTATATATCGAACATATTTTAAAGTAGTGTAACAGCTCTGTAAAACTTGCAAAAAAAACTAAAAAAAATTAATTTAATTCATACCCACAATTAGGGCAACATACACAATTATCTTCTGGTGTACATTCTTTTACTAATTTTTGAATACTTTTGGCTTCTCTTACTAATGACTTCATAACAGATTTACGCCTATCAGATTTAGCCAAAGATAATTCTTTTTTTAAATCTCTTTTCAGTCTAGCTAGCTTTTCTTCGAATACCGGAATAAATGCTGTGGTTTTTACCATAATACTTACACAATACTTGGTAAATCGCCATAATTGCCTTCATGAGACGGTGGAGTCCAACCACTAGGCTTTAACAAATCGGGTAAACCAAAACGATTAGGCCGGCCAGGTTTTACACCAGGCGATTTAGCCATATTAGCATTATATACTTTATTCCATGCTTCATTAGCATCGACACCCATCACATCAAGAGTACCAATAGCAAATACGCACATATCAATAAGACCATCAACAACTTCCTCTGCATCAGAATTATTAATGGCAGATAGTGTTTCTTGATATTCTTCACCGATCATAAGCATACGAAACATAAGATATTTTTGCATTAGATCTTTGTCACCGCGATTAGCTTGAAACCAATCATGTACACCAAACTTGTCGTGCATATCTTCAATATCGTTTACCCAATTATCACTCATTTTCATTTCCCTTTTTGAATGACCAAATTTCATTATCACTTTTTTCCCAAACGAGTGTATCACCAATTTGTAGATCAAGAGCTTCAAGTAATTCATCAGGGAACTCAAGAAAGAGTTCTCCATCAGAATCAGCTTGAACCATTATACCATATTTTTCACCCATATAACACGCCTATTTTTTTAATTCCTAATGCCCAATTTTCAGCTGCATCTTCGGCCCATCGCATTGATTTTCCGATATGATCTTCTTTGTAATACATTTTGCCGTTAGCATCAAAATACTTTATATAAAAATATTCTTCTTTTAAATCTACATGGATTTCGCAATACTTACCAGGTTCTTCATCAGACCAATATGTTGAGAGTTTTTTACCCATCACTCTGGCCTTCCTTCTTTAGAAATTCTCCAAGCGGCATAGTTGTTTTCAGTAGCATAAGCAGCTGCATCTTCATCATTTGCAAAAAATTCGTGGTCGCCTGCACTATCTGTCAACTGGTGTAAAAAAGTATAACTCATCTTATTGGCGTGTTCAGGCCACTTTGTAAATTCAGCCATGTGCTTTCTCCTTTAACTAATAAACGTATTTATGTTAGGATATATACCGCTAATTGATTTTGCTATCTCCCGCGCCAATTCCATGTGTTCTTTTTGGGTTCCATTTGCCGAACGTAACTCAACATAATGTATCCAGGAGCGAATAGTACCATTGACATAGAGACGACTAACCGTATTACCTTCTGGTAAAACAGCTCTTGCTTGTTCTTTTGCGATTCCATTTTCTATTGCCCATTTGTATGCTTGCTTAGCTTGCATAATTACCTTTAGTTGTTCTTCTTCCCAACGCTCTTGAATATACTGATCGTCGGTCTCTACAGAGTTTTGACGATTCTTAAGATCTTGTAATCGAGCATCTCGAACTACAAAGTCATCTCCGATATCTCGAATGTCAGCATATCTCTGAGAGAATTCTTGAAACGAAAATGATCTGTGACGAAGAAGCTGCCTTGCAATATCTCTTGTCGTTACAATCTCGATGCAAGCACTTGCCATTTCGAACGGTGACCAATGTTTGTGCTTGATTAAATAATTAAGAAGTTTAGGCGTAGTTTTTGTATTAGCTTGATTCGAAGGATTTGATACTCTGGCACAATAAGCTATAAGATCCTGAATATTTTCAAGCCCCATAATTCCGGGTTCTCCACTATGCACATGTCGTACAGGTTGACTATGTGAAATTAAGCGTGCTTCCATTAACCTTGTCCTCGATTCTTTTTATAACTACGTTTTTTCGATTTATTCATAGAAGACATTTTGACATTACCTTTGCCGATGCTTGTCTTCTTTTTATTCGTGATACCTTTTAATGCCATAATTTACTCCAATTTAAAATCTTCAAATCTTTTATTCACTTCTGTCTTATCAAAAGCCGGTACGTCTTTAACTAATTCTATTGATGGATCATCTGTATCATACAATCTCATCTTCGATCGATTAACACCAATTACGAATCTCTTGTTAACATTCGGATCGTTATATCTATTCTTTAATTGCTTTACTAAGATTTGTCCATCTGCTTCAAGTTCTTCATTTGAGATGAGAGCGAACATGAGATCTGCGGTAGCGGGTAATCCAAAAGACTCGCTCGTATCTTCAAGCCCAACATCCGAGTTACTAAAACCAGAACGAGTCGTTTGTGTTGCAGATACGATCGGTACGTCAAACTCCACCGCAAGACCTCGTATCTCTTCAGCAATTGCTTTAATGTAGGAGTATGAGTTGATTGCACCGCCCATTCCTTTCATTCTACTTGATGCACAGATATTAAGATAATCAATATAGATGATATCTGGTACAAAATTACGTTTTAGTTTAAGCTCATTCATCAAAGCTCTAAAGTGATTCGTATGAGCTTGACCAGTAGGATATTCTTTTACAATAAGTTTACCATTTGTTTTTAGATTTTCTACACCTCGCATCAGTTGTTCTTTAGTGAGTGTATCTAATCTATCAATCGGAGTATCAAGTAAGTTCGCATCAATACGTTCAGCGATTCTTTCTTCGCTCATTTCCATAGTTATGTATAGTACATTTTTCCCAGCACTTAGACCAGCCGCAGCACAATGACACATAAACAGAGACTTACCGACGCCAGTCCCAGCGAGAGCAATGTTAAGAGTTTTATTAGGAAGACCTCCTTTTGTAATTTTGTTGAAGAAATCCAAATCGAACGGAAGTCTTTCTTCTTGCTCATGATAGAAATCGTATCGCTCTTCGACATTCTCGATGTAGTCATGCCCGATATTGGTATCGAAGCTGACCGAGAGTGCTTTTGTAAGTATGTCAGGGAGCGAGTTCTTGGTAAGCGTGGAATGTTTGCCATCAATAATACTTATACTTTCCATGATTGCGTTATATACAGCACGATCTTGACACCATTTCTCAGTAGTATCCATAAGCCATTTTTCATCAATAGCTTCGGTGTCAAAGATCTGAGGAATAATCTCAACTGCGTGCTGATATTGTTCGTCATTAAATTTGTCAGACTGATCGACTTCAATCTTAAATGATTCTGCTGTAGGCAGATTATTATATTTAGCGACATACTTAGCGATCTCTTTAAATAGAGTTTTGTATACGCCTTCAAAATATTCTGGTTTTACGAATGGCAAAACCTTTCGCATATAATTTTCATTCGTAAGAATATTACGAATAACTGTTTGTTCAATATTAGTATTCAAAATTTAACTTTCTAACTTATATTTTATATTTTTTTGTAGATGTACATATGGCAAATGTAGAGGAACTGCTTGAGATTTTTCATGATAGAAATCTAACCCTAAAGAATATCTGTGACCATATGTAGATCTTTGAGAAGTAGTTTCATGGTACATCATAGAACCAAAAAACGTCAAAGTGCCTGGCTTATTTTCAAGAGGTAAAAAGCGGTCATGCATCATAGGTACATGATACAATGTCTGAGATGCACAGTTTGAGTCTATAAAGAAATTAGCAGATACAGAACTATCAAAAACAAATGTATGAGCGTGCTTATCTAACCAATCTAAGTGAGATAATTTATTCGCCCAGCATTGTACTTTGTTAACTTTAAAACTAGCATTTAAATATTTTTCAACATAATCAAAATATGCGTCATTTATAAATTGCTTAAGTCTTTCAATTGTACTATAAGATTCTGCATAATCTAAGATATTATACTTTGAAAAATGGCCGGTCAAAATACTTTGAGTATTAGTAAGACCATCACTCGTCTCACTAGTACCTTTATTGGTTTTTAGCCACAACTCGAGTTCATCAATAATTTTAACTAGATCAACTCTTATTTCTTCGTATGAATCAATAGTGTATTCTACGATCGGAAATTGTATAGTCGCAAAATGGTCAGATTCTTTAATAATATATTCATTTTTTTTCATTTATCTCATTATCCAAAGCACGTTCTAATATAGATGATAGTACACCACCGGCGTACTTTTGTAAACCAATATTTTCAGAAGTTATAGAATCATCTGGAGAATATATCACCGTAAAATTAAAAGAAAGCTCGTCGCTTTCCTCTTTTAATTCTAATGCTCCAAATTGAAATACTGTTTCAATATATTCGCCTTCTAATATTCTAATTTTCCATGTATCATTATCATTGTCATCCGGTACTAACTGATAGTTAACGTTTTCTTTCA